CGTCGGCTTCTTCCAAAATATGTGGAATACGATCGTTACCATCTTCAGTGTCGTCGGCAACTTCTTCAAAACCATCGTTGTTGGAGCTTGGAACGGCGTAAAGGCCGCGCTCAACGGTGTCAAGAATTTTTTCAAAGGCATCTGGAACGGGATCAAAAGCATCTTCAGCGGTGTTGTGAATTTTTTCAAAAATGTCTTTAAAAACGCCTGGAACGGAATCAAAAACGTCTTCAGTAATGTCGGCAAATTCTTCGGCGGGATTTGGAACACGATCAAAGAGAAATTCGGCGACATCGGCCAGAAGATCGGCGACACAGTTGGCGGAGCTTTCAAATCCGCAATCAACGCAGCTCTTACTGTAGCGGAGAACATTATTAACACGCCGATCCGAGCGATTAACGGACTCATCGACATCATCAATAATATACCAGGCATCAGCTTGGGCAAACTTTCCGAGTTTAGCCTTCCAAGACTGGCGCAAGGTGGTTACGCATCCACCGCCACATCCGCAGTCTTCGGTGAAGCTGGCGCGGAGGTCGCTCTCCCGCTCGAGAAGAATACCGACAACTGGGCTGGCGTACTCTCGAATATCTTACTGGATGAGATCGACGAGCGCGGTGAGAATCTTGGTAATGGCACGACGGTTTATATGACAAACGAAATCAATAACGACATGGATGCTGCGGACATCGGTCGCAAGCTCATGACATCAATCAGGAGAGCATCATAATGGATGAGACACTTTCAAGCATAACGGCGCAACCTTGGATTATGGCGCTTTTTATCAGAGACGACAGCGAGCGCTTTCTACTCGGGACTGGAGCATATGAATTCAAGGACTCGCAGTTACATTTTGCGGCCAATACTTTCGAGAACGACACCGTTGAAGTCCAAGGGAACGACGGCGTACTTTTGGCTGGGCAGGTTAGACGCTCGGCAACCCAAGAGTTTGATGGTTATGTCGGCGATTTCGGCGTCAACCAAACCGCAACTGAAGATTACCGTGCGGACTTCTTGCAATTCTTTGCGAAAAATCACTATTACACCGTGGTCTACATCTTCCAAGACGGGGCTGCGATCCAGCGCAAACGCGGTTTCATCGTCGACGCTCCAGAAGTAAAGGAGATCCTGCAAAAATCGCCTGAATACCACGTAGCACTCAATTTCGAAGATGTAAACTATTACACTTATGCAGAGAACGACGAAGGCGAAGAGATCTACACTAATACTATCGACGTTTCGATTACCGAATCGACCAGCGGTGGCTTGGTTTGGGACGAGACTGGCGTCGTGTGGGACGCTTACGACACCGAAACACTCGGTGCGGAGTGGGAGCTCGGCACGGGAGGCGTAACTGTGATAAATGTTTCGGGAATCTACGACGTCTACCCTGTTATCACCATCGGCGCGACCGCCGTAAACCCAACCATCGGGAACTTAACGACTAACACAACTCTCTCTTATACAGGCTCGGTGGCAAGCGGGCAAACGCTTGTGGAAAACTGCGACAAACAGACAGCGACCCTCAACGGCACCTCTGTACTTCCAAACATCTCTGGCGACTGGATCCGTCTTGCGCCTGGCACCAACCGTCTAACCTTCTCAATCGACTCGGGCGACATCGAGTCTTGCACGATGAGCTTTAACGGAGTAGTCGGCTGATGGAGACGGCAAATTATAAAGTTGAGCTTCGTCTTGATGGCCTCTATATCGGCGACTGCCGTTCAATCGCCCAAAATCTCACATGGGCGAAGCGACGCACTTCGGCTGGCGTCGACGAAATCGACTTTACTTTAAACGACGTAAAGTTTGAAGAGTGGCTGAACGACCGCTCGACTACCATTAACGACGTGCTCCGACCGTTGGCCTTGGACTGCCGAATAGTCCGCAATGGCGTCGAGATCGTCGGTGGTTTCCTCGCTACTATGCCCGCTTACTCGCCGAATGGGACAAGCGCAAACTTAGCAATGAAGTTCGACGGTTACCTGAATTTACTCGATGGCGTTTACATCCCGCCGACCGCCAAACAGACCAAACGCATGAACGTCTTGATAGCGCAATATATCGCCTACGCCGACTCAACTGCCGAATCGGCTGGCAAGGCTTTCGGGTTTACGGCTGGCAAATCCAATACGATGAGCCTCGTCGACCATACCTTCGACTCTTATAAATCTGTCAAAGAGTTTATCACTGACCGATGCGACAACGTATCAGGAGCTGGACAATTTGAAGTTTACTTCCATCCAGATCGCACCTATGACATTATCAAAGACTCGAATTTCGGCACTACACAAAACTACGTAATTAACTTTCCGATGACGATTAACAATCTCTCGGCGACATCGATTAGTGCGTCTGAAGTTTCAGACTTTGCCAGCTCGGTAATCTGCGTCGGAGCGGGAGAGACCTCGAGCGACAGCGAAGAGTCGACTGCAATCGTTTCGCAGTCCACTTCCGACTTGGCGGTAGCCACCTACGGTTATAAAGAGACTCTCTACCAAGACTCATCGATCAGTGTCCAAACCACGCTCGACCAAAAGGCTGAGACGTTACTCGACGAGAAATGTGATCCTCAATGGGACCCCGAAATCACTCTCACGGGCTTGACGATCAACCCAGCCCCATCTGGCGACCCATTCATCTGGATCGGCGACACCATCACCATCGTCAACGACTCAGACCTAACAGGCCAGACCAATGGCGAATTCAGAGTACAGGAACTGTCGGTTTCAGTCTCGGCCACTGGTGCCGAAACCATCACGCCAGTCTTAAAGCGGGAGGACTAGCATGGCGACGGGCGGACTGATAAAAAAACTTCGATGGATGAAACAGGAAGTGCGTGCATTAAAAGAGGCGCACGAGCACGCGCTCGGCGTGATTTCGTTTTACTTCACAGAGGAGGTGTTCGAGATTCCAGTAGCCACTACAGGAGACGGAACTTGGACACTCACCGCGACCCTCTCTGGATCTGGTGTCTTCCCCGCTATCGTCCAACTAGCGATGGAAAGCGACGACGACAACTACTCTACGGGCGAATATGGTTTCGCCTATACGTCAAATTCAGTCACGTACACACTGTATAAGCCGTTATTCAGTAACTCGACCGTAACTGTCCACTGCTGGTCGAGCGCACAACTAACACTAACAGCGGAGACATGATGAAAGATTTCGCGAGTTATATCAACTATTTAAAGCAGGAGATCCGCGCCTTAAAACAGGGGAAACAGAAGGCTGCGAATACCCTCGCAGTGTGGTCTACGACGGCTACGCTCACCTTCACCATAGCGCAGGGCTCGTACTCATTAGTGCCGACTAAAATCGCTTGTATTACCACGACCGCCGTCGGGGACTCGACTCCACTGCAACAGATCTATATCAACGAGTTCAATAATATCTATTACAGCGTCAAGCGCTATCCATCAGACAATTCGCAGATGGGTTACTTCGAAATCCTTCCAACCATCTTCGACCTGGCAGAGGGCGACACCATCACCGTGCCGATTACCATCGTGGCGACCCAGCGACTAACCTATAATATAACCTATGAGGACAACCCAGATGCTTAGCTTCGACAAGCAGGTTAAAGATCTCGAGCGCGAAATCCGCGATCTGAAAGCATCGCAAAGGCTGGCGCCGATGATTAAGTGCTACTATAAAGTAATCGAGTCGCAAGACGTCGGTGCGCACACCATCACTTACGGCTCGGGTTCGCAGCCGATCATCACCGAAATTCTCTTTACCTCGACGGTTTGCCAAGGCGTGCCAGATGAATCGACCAACACTCAGACGGTTTACTTCTCTGGCCAAACAGTCGGCGGGTGCATGATCATGTCGACGAGACCGATTATCTCGATTAGCTAAAATTTCAATTTTATGATATAATAGGGGTGTCGCCTCCTCTTGGCGATTGAACATATTTACTTTTACCCCCCAAGGGTATATTCTCTCAAATATAGCCGATCGGTCCGTCCGTCGGCTATATTTGGTTTCAGAAGGAGATATATCATGTTTAGAAAACGAAAAGAGACGAAAAGAGCACACGAACTTATAGAAGCAGGCATGGCGCGCTACTGCGCCGAAGCTGGTAACGACGTGGAGGCAGAGTAATGGCGAGCTGGACACAATCGAAATCATTCAGCCTGTCGAAAATGGGCAAAACGACAGGCTATTGCCTTCAAAACGTCCGCCTCGGCTACGGCATCGGCTCGAAGCATGCGAGTGCCAAGGTCGACCGACAGTGGAATTCGAAGAAGGGCTACTTACACACCGACAAAACCACCATCCCGAAAGGCGTCCAAGCGCCTCTGTACTGGGACACTGGGTCAATCTACGAGCATATCACCGTGTCGGCTGGCGACGGTAAGCACATGTACGACGACGGTAAGAAGGTAAAGATCTATAAATATATACCTTTCCTCGGTTGGGGCGAGACCGTAAACGAAGTCCGCGTAATCAAGAAGGCGACCACTACGAAGAAATATTACACGGTGAAGAAGGGCGACACCCTGAGCGCCATCGCGAAGAAATACGGAACTACTGTTAAGCAACTGGCGAAGTGGAATTCGATCAAGAACGTCAACGTAATTGTCGTTGGCCAGAAGCTGAGGGTAAAATAATGAGCCTTCCGCAACCGATTTATGAAGCGATCCGCTGGACGGTCGCAGTTCTCTTGCCTGCGACATCCGTCTTCTTTGCCACCCTCGCTGAAGCCTGGGGCTGGAGCCTCCCAACCCAGGAAATTCTCACCACAATTTCGGCGGTTGAACTCTTCCTCGGCACGATCTTCGGCATCTCGAAGCTGACCAACGACGCCTCCAATAATAAGGAGGATGAGTAATGGAGAACATCACTCTTGGAGACATTAGCGCCACAATCGCTTTTATCGCCGCTTTCATCACGTCGGGAGGTGTGATTGTCGGTTTGGTCGCCAAATGGGCCACCAAGTGGCTTTTAAGCGCTTTGAAACCCATCGAAACACACATGGACGAGCTGGAAAAGACTATCACGGCGCTTGATGCGACCGTTTGCAAAAACTTTCTCATGGATTATATGGCCAGCGTCCAGGCTGGCATCGAGTACGATGAGGCGAGCAAGAAGCACTTCTTTGACATTTACGACCACTACACAAACGATCTTCATCTCAATACATATGTTCATGCTCGGTACGAAGAGCTGAAAGAGGCGGGCAAACTAGACCGCTAAGTCGCCTGAGTTTAGGCGAATTTGCAGATTTGCGACGAAATAGTTTATTCATCTGTAAACT